GCGGATTATATTTTCATTATATTAAGAGAATCGTAGCTCACACGGCAACTGAACATAATGTCCGAAGTCCTTTCTCAAGCCCCAACCTTGTGGTCGTATTAAGCACGTTTGTGCAGGCTGTGACTGGTCGCTAAACTTATTAGCACCTCATTCGTGAAGAAGACAGAGCAAAAGCCCAGTCTATCTTACCAGACATGATACCCTCGAGTCGCTCTAGGCGCGGCATGACTGCGAGCTCACAGCCATACTCTTGCGCCCCTTTCAAGGCTAGAGTCTGGATTTTGTTGTAGAATCGGTCGTCGTGAAAACACGCAAATCCGAGCGTGTTATTCATTGCAGTAGTCCAATTTTCTCTGGGATTGCCCTTAACCCATGCAAGCGTCTTGTTGATGGATCGAGCGTCAAGTCGGGCGGTGTAAATCCCAGGGCGATAAAAGTCGCGAACAAAACTCCTTTTCAAGAACGTAACTTCCTGGATCGAATCCTTCCAAGAAACAGCGGCATCCTTTTCCGCACCCGTTATTTCTAACGTACGCTCCGCAGCTATTTCAAGCATCTTGTTTAGGAGAAGTTCGTCCAACGCATCGCCAGCGTTGGCCATTTCTTTGTGGTGGATTTGTTTGTTTATGGCTAGCACCACGTCATCACCATATGCTTTAATCCGAATGTGCTGGTCATAGATCATGAGCGAGTCACTCAGTCCCATTCTTCGGCGTGCTTCCATCCAGAGACAGATTGCGTACATTTCTGACACGTAACTGTTGAGGATCGTGGTCAAGTAGTTGCCCGAAGGGTTTCCTTGATGCGTCTGATAGACAACATCTCTACCAATGCTGACAGTATGTGCCAGCTCTTCGAACAAGACCCGGCGAACAGTTCTGTTGTTAACTCCATCATCATAGAAGTCGTTGACGGCGTCGCAAAACTTCATGATCATTTCGGCCGGAATGCGCGAATCGAATTTCTTCATGTCCCAGTCCAAGAATTTGTCTCCAAAGGAAGTGAAGTATCGAGCGAGTTCGTCCCACTCAAGACTTTCCGGGTTGGTACCCACTGCACAAGCCAATTGGCCGTGATGTTTGTGGACAAAAGCGGCAAAGTCCATGGTGTACTGTCTCAGCAGGATCAACATATCCAAAGGCATAATGTCAAAGACACGGGTGTCACCACTCGCAATCTTTTCTTTCTTCCTAAGCTCATCCTTGAGAGTCGCGATGGAATAACTCTCAACTCTCTCGCCTCGAAAGGCGGCTTCGAG